TGTGTGTGTGTGTGTGTGTGTGTGTGTGTGTGTGTGTGTTAGTCGATGAGAAGATCGGGGCGAGCCTCATAGAATGCGCTCACTGCTTCCATGCTTTCCTTGTTGCGTTGTGCAACTTGTTCGGGCGTTGTCACTTGCACCTTGTCCAAGGTGAAGTCGCCACCAATGAGCTTGGCGTTCAAGGCAACTTCCAAGACATCTTTGAAACCTGTTTTCATGCGACCCTTGAAGGTTGCTTTGTCATCTTCGAAACCAAGGAAGATGCCGTAGGTGGTAAGGCTTCCGACTGGAACGCGAGCGGTGAAGGATTCGATTGTTGGAGCGGTCATGGTAGTTGTGTTGGACATGAGAGAAAGTTAGCAGATGGGAGCGGGAACGCAAGAAAAATTTTTCACTTTTCGATTTTTATTTCGCGCAGTTCTTGGATGAATGCTTGGGCGTTTTCGCCTGTGCGGATTGCGAGTTGTTCGAAGCGTTGCGAGACTGCCTCAAGTTCGGCAAGAGCGGCAAGGGTTTCGGTGCTGTAGAGGTTGGCGAGTTCGTTTGACATGAGAGAAGGTTGACAGATTTTGAGAGAGAAGCAAGAGAAAAAATCAAATTTCTTCGATCAATTCAACAGGCAGGGGATTGGTGACAGGGTAGCCACCTTCACCTATCCAGTAAAACTCTCCATTTTGAATGCGAAGATTGCGGCGGTCTGGAAGCTTTTCACCTTTGCGAATCGTAGTGGTAAAACCATAAGCGCGGTCAATCACGATGAAGTCGGCGGCGGCGGTGGGAGTGTTCTTGTTGGTCATGAGAGAAAGTTAACAGATTTTGAGAGAAGCGCAAGAGAAAAAATCATTTATTTTTCGGCGGCTATCCTAGCCTCAACCCTTGCGTTGAAGCGTTCTTGCCATTGTTCAAACTGCTTGATTGCGTATCCCCAACCGCTACGCATTCCGTCATCGGAGTGTTGCATGATTGCGTTGAGTACTTCTTCCTTTTCTTGAGTGGTGAGGTGTTCGTCATTCATGAGAAGAAGATACCACACGCCCCCCCAGAACGCAACAAAAAAAATGATTTTTTTTCATGAAAAAAGGGGGACATTTTTCTTGACACCCTCCCCCATTTCTCGAAAAAACAACGACCCGAAACCTACGAGCGGCGGGGGGGGACCATTTTTTCAATCTATCCTCAAAATTACAATATTAGTATTTTCGCTGGCATCCAAAAAAATCCGCAGCATAATTCAAATAAACCTAATAAAATATTTAGTGTAAACTTAAGTATGATATATAGAGATTTACCTGTTTTTATTGGTTCAGCCAACCAAGACCCAAGTAATATAAATAACAATTACTACTTAATGGCATCTCAAGTATCCATTGCTGTGTCTGCTGGCGCACAAGCTAAAAGAAAAATAAATCAATCAATAAATCAATACGATCAATTCACACATAATGATCCTTTGTCTTCTAGGATAACTTTTCAGTCTTATATCCCAGGAAGCACAAATGAAGGTTTTGCGGTTTCAGATTTATCATGGGCCGCAAAAATAATATTATCTCAATCTACTGGCGACAATTATCATCCAATAAAAATCGGGGACAATGTTTTTGATAAGTGTTATTTAGATAATTATGTTGTAGAAATTCAACCTTTTGCACCAGTAAAACTTTCAGCTGAATTTGTATGTAATGATACCCCTACTGGAGATTCTATTACAGGAAAAATCAATGGTGTAGATTCTTTTATTGGTTCAGCGAGTTTTGCGGATGAAATAATTCATGGACATACATGTACTGTTTCTGGGGCTAATAGATTAGTTAGTAATATTCAATCATCAATTAAATACCAAGTAAGTTGCCAAAGAACCCCAGTTTATACTATTGGTTCAATAATGCCATCATCCATGATACTAGATTATGTAGAAAAACAGATGGATATTACTTCAACTGATATAAATTCAATCATAGATCAAAAAGGCTCCCAATTAATATACCCAATTTCAGTAGGATTAAGACACCAGAGCAATTCAATAACTGCTTATTTAAATATGAACCCAGGGGCAAAACTATTATCCCAAACAATAAGTATGCAAGAGGGAGATTCTTTGGAGACACAAGTATCAATTAAGGAGATTTTAGTGTAAATAATTAAACATGGCTCGTAAAAAAAATGAGAAGGAGACGGGATTATTGGAAATTCAACCAACGTTTGTAAGAACAATAAAATTCAAATCAAGAAAATTCAAATTTACACCAAAGCAAAAAATATTTTTAGATATTCTACTTGATGAAGAAACGAAAATAATATTTTGTTCAGGACCAGCTGGTTCTAGTAAAACTTATATGTCACTTTATGGGTGTCTACAATTAATGCAAGCAGACCCCGAAAAAGATTTACTATACATAAGAAGCATTGCTGAAAGCGCTGATAAAGGATTGGGTGCATTACCTGGAGATATTGCAGAAAAATTTGACCCATTCTTAATGCCTTTGTATGACAAACTAGAAGAAATCATTCACGAAGGTGACGCAGCATTCTTAAAGGCTAATGGAAGAATCGGCGCAGCGCCAATTAACTTCTTGCGTGGAGCAAGTTGGCAAAATAAATTGATTGTGGCTGATGAAGCTCAAAACTTTACATTAAAAGAGCTTACAACATTGATTACCCGTATAGGAGAAAATACAAAAATCATTATTTGCGGCGATTTTATGCAGAGCGATATTCCAAAAACTGGTTTCCGTCAAATGTTTGATATGTTTGATGATGATGAAGCAAAACAAAATGGTATCAGTTCATTCAAATTTAATGAATCAGACATCGTAAGAAGTGAGATTTTAAAATTCATTATTCGCCGCTTAGACAACAAATAAAAGTGTAATTATACAAAACAAGACATCTTACGCCCAACTGCGAAAAGCTAATAAAATATATACAAGATATCTTGTTTTTACTTTTAGATTAGAAAAAAAATAAAAAATACTTATAAATAATAAGTATGAATCATATATTTTGCTCTAATTGCGGAAATAAAATACAATATAATTTGGCAAAACCTAATTTTTGCACAAAATGCGGATCTTCGCTGTCTTCAATACATGCTTCAGAGGCGGCAAGCAGCGAGACAAGGACATTAAAAGTGTCAAAGGTCGATGTTGACCTTGAAGAAGACGAAACAGATGTCGATGGTTTACCAAATTTGAAAAAAATTGCAGTTGATATCGAAAATTTTTCTGAAAATTCTTCATTTACATTAGGAAATCTATTTGGAACTCCAACACAAGCATTCAAAGGACGTAAAAGCCGTTCTGTAGATGAATTCATTGATGAAAAAAAAGCCTAAACAAAAATTTGAAGAATGTGCTGATATAATTGATGACGCAATCAGAAGACAAAGATCAAAATGGCAATTAGATGCTATAAATTGGTTCGACTTTGACGATGTGACACAGATTATAAAAATACATATACATAAAAAATGGCATATGTGGGATCAAGAACGCCCATTAGAGCCGTGGATAGGTAGAATCATCTCAAATCAGATCAGAAATTTAGTTAGAAATCATTATGGCAACTACACAAAGCCCTGCAATGGCTGTCAATTCAGTGTGGGCGATAGACAATGTGCTATAACTGCAAGTAATTTGCAAGATTCGCAATGTAAATTGTATGAAAAATGGGAAAATCAGAAAAAAGTTGGTTTGGAGTTAAAAACAACGCTTTCTATAGAAAATCACATGAGCGAAATCTCTTCAAGAGTATCTGAAGATTTTTGTTATGATTCTTCTGTTGAGAGATTGAATCAATACATGGAAAAAGAACTTAACCCAAATCATTATCGGGCTTATAAAATGTTATTTTTTGAAAATTGTGACGAAGAAGAGGTCGCAAAATTCATGGGATACAAAACCAACGAAAAAAAACGAAAAGCTGGTTATAGACAAGTAAAAAATCTTAAAAAAATATTTCAGACAAGGGCTGAAGAAATAATGAAAAAATTTGATATTATAATTCATGAATCTGACTAAAGAACAAGAAGAATTCATTCTAAAAGAAGCAAAAAACGATACAAATCTTAACGAATTAACTCAAAAATGCTTCAATGATGAAAGTTTAGACGGTCGCTCTAAAGAAGGGCGGCTCGTTCGTCAATTTTTGATTGAAAATGAGATAAAATTTGCGACAAGCCGAAAACCAAAGAAAGATGAGATTGAATTTTCTCAACAACAGAAAGATTTTATTATCCAACAAGCCGAAGCGGGGCTGTCTTCTTTAAAAATAGCTGAAATAATTTTTCCAGATAGAGAAGTTAAGCCTTTAAGTATAGAGCAGAGAACTGTTTTAGAAACAATTAAAGAAATAAATCCAGATTTCTTACCGTCTCAAGATTCTGGGGCTTTGAATGATTATATAGCTCCAAAATCAGCACCAAGGATAGTTAAAAAAATCAATGATGCTACAGGAATGAGTTTAGATGAAGCAAAATTAAATAGACCAATGAAAATTTGTGTCGAAAGATTAGGGATAAACCTAAATAACTCAAGATTTATTAAAATTGTTAATAATTATTTATCAAAAGGTGATAGAGAACTGTTTGAACAAGAATTTATTCGTTTGACATGGGATAAACCAGACCTAACTGCCGACGAAATTAATTTATATTTAAATGTATGCAAGGAAATTATTAATTTAGAGGTTATCAGCTGCCATTTAAACAAATTAAATGAAATGTTCGACATTGCTGACGACCAAAATGAAATGAGCGTTCGTCTGTCGGAAATTATCAAAGCAAAAAGCAGCGAATATCATCAATGCGAAAACCGTATAGAGAATCTTACTAAAAAGCTTCAAGGAGACAGAGCCGAAAGAATGAAAAGCAAGCATAAAGAAAATGCTTCGATTTTATCAATAGTTCAATTATTCCAAGAACAAGATGAAAGACAAAACATGGTTCGTATAGCGGAAATGCAAAAAGAATTAGTTAGAGGCGAGGCTAATCGCTTAGAGGGCATGTCAGAATGGAAGGCAAGAGTATTAGGAATATATCAAGATGATGTCATTTAACTGTAAAGAATGTAATCAGGAATTTCCTGCTTTAAAAAATCTTCATACGCATATCAAAAAACATGATATGCTACTTGGAGATTATTATGTAAAACACTTTCAAAGAAAAAACAAATTAACAGGAGAACTCTTACCATTTAAAAACTTTGATGATTATTTTGAAAAGGATTTTTCTCAACCCCACCAGTTCGAAGAGTGGTGTGAGAAAGCGTCTTTCATGGAAGCCAAAGATTATATTATAGAGTTAATGCATAGAAGAATAAAAGCAAAGAATCTTAATTCTGGTTTAAGTTCTCTTGAGCTTTATACTAGCAACTTGCCAAGTATTGACATGTATAAAAAATACTTTGGGAGTTATACGGACGCATGTAAAAAATGTTTAATCGAACCAATGTTTAATGGTAAATTACCCAAAGAATTTTGGAATGATTATTCAGAAACAAAAATCCTAATTGATACAAGAGAACAAAAACCATTATGGTTTAAAAAATCAGAGATTTTAAAATTAGACATTGGCGACTATGCTGTTTCTGGGGAAAAATATAATTATACCCATGTTGACCGCAAATCTTTTAATGATTTTTGCGGAACTGTGACATCGTGGTATAATAGATTTTTAAAAGAATTAGATAGATGCAGGAGTTTGGGATGTTATTTGTTTATTGTTATAGAAGCCCCGCTTTATAGGATGGAGGAATACAATAAGCATAGTTATAAAAAATTTAACCTTAACTATGTTTTTCATAACATGAGGCAAATACAAAGAGACTATAGCGATTGCTGTCAATTTATATTTAGTGGATCAAGGGGCTTAAGTGCTGAATTAATTCCAAAACTATTAGTATTAGGTAGGTCTTTATGGAAAACTGATATACAATATTTTTGGTCAAAAAGAATAGAAAAATATGGCTTGGACGACAGGAGTACAAAAGAGAAGGAAGAGATTTCCTAATATTAATCAAGAATTAATGGATAAAGAAGGCTTCTTAGAAGAAACGGAAGCTAAGATTTTATTTTATAAATTTTTAAGAGAAAATCCTTCTTTTGCCTCAGAATTAATTACTGGAGTTAAACTTTTTCCATTCCAACATATGTCTATTAAGGCTATGATGGAAACTGATTACTTTTTAGGTATTTGGTCGCGTGGTATGAGTAAATCTTTCTCCACCGCAATCTTTGCTGTTTTGGATGCTATTATGCATCAGGGTATTCATATAGGAATTATTAGTAAATCATTTAGACAGGCTAAAATGATCTTCAGAAAAATAGAAGAAATATCTCGTAGCCCCAAAGCGGTATTCCTTTCTCAGGCGATTACTAGGGTTTCGAAAAACAACGATGAATGGGTAATGGAAATAGGTCAAAGTAGAATTACTGCACTGCCATTGGGTGACGGCGAAAAGCTTCGTGGTTTTCGTTTTCAAAGAATGATTATTGACGAGCTTTTGCTGATGCCTGAAAAAGTTTTAAATGAGGTTATTATGCCGTTCCTTTCTGTCGTAGAAAACCCTACAGAAAGACAAGAGATACACGATCTTGAAACAAAGATGATAGCCCAAGGCAAGATGACTGAAGAAGAAAGAAAACAATGGCCAAATAATAAAATTATTGGTTTATCTTCTGCGTCTTATAAATTTGAGTATTTATATAAATTATACTCACAATATGAGTCATTAATCTTAAATCCAAACGAACAAGATGGTGCGCATAGAGTTATTATGCATTTTAGTTATGACTGCGCCCCAGAACAATTGTATGATCAAAATTTGATTAATCAATCGAAAGCTACGATGAGTCAATCACAATTTGATAGAGAGTTTGGAGCAATGTTTACTGACGATAGCTCTGGTTACTTTAAGGTAAGCAAAATGGCGGCTTGTACCATACCAGATGGAGAAGGACAGTGCGTTGAGGTTATAGGCGATTCTAAAGCGAAATATATACTAGCAATTGACCCGTCCTGGTCTGAAAGCGAAAGTTCTGACGACTTCGCTATGGTTTTAATAAAAATAGATCCAGATAAACCTAAAGGCGCTGTCGTTCATAGCTATGCGATGTCTGGCACTAATTTAAAAAGTCATATTGTTTATTTACATTACTTATTAACATATTTTAATATAGTGTCTATTGTGGCTGACTATAACGGTGGAGTTCAATTTATTAATTCATGCAATGAGAGCGATGTATTTAAACAATACAATTTAAAATTGGAGTCTTTTGATGCTGATTTTGATAACGTGCAAGAATATGATAAAAATTTAAGAGACGCTAGAAACCAATACAACTTACAAAGCAGAAGAATTGTTTATTTAAGAAAACCAAGCTCTCAATGGATAAGATACGCTAATGAGTCTTTACAATCAGCGTTTGATCATAAAAGAATTTTATTTGCTGGTGCTGCTATGGATGATGATTACAACATACAAAGAAAGTCTAGTATACCAATTAAAGATTTAAAATTCTTAAAAAATGCAGAAGACGAGCAATCTCTTTCGGCAAAAATGATAGATTTTGTTGAGCATCAAAAAGACATGATGGATTTAATTAAAGTTGAATGTGCATTAATTCAAGTTTCTACTACTGCACAGGGAACCCAAAGTTTTGATTTACCTCATAACTTAAAAAAACAAAGAGGAGCAGATAAAGCCAGAAAGGACTCTTACTCCGCATTGCTGCTAGGAAATTGGATGATACAAGTATACTTTGACATGATGAATCAAAATGCTGAAAATATTCAAACAACATTCACTCCGATGTTTATAAATTAACTTTTTGAAAGTTAAAGTTAACTTTTTGACTTTAGTGTGTAATATATAGCATGTCCAAGAGATCTTATAATAAGAAGTCCCAATATTGGGATAAATTTCAAAAAAATGATAATCCTGTATATCAGGAGTCTCAAGCAAGTTTCAATCCAAGTTTATCTGGCGATCCTTTTTATGTGTCAAGCGCTTCTTATTCTCGCGTGGGAGGGGCAAATAACCCTAGTGCAACAAGAATCAATAGATCGGCTGTTTCTCCAACTATAGACAGATATAGTAGCATTAGGGGAGGTCTTCTACCATACAATTACGCAATGGACGGCGTAAACGTAAGAGAGGCTATTGAATTATGTCAAAAGGCATATGCAAATGTTGCGATATTTAGAAATGCTATTGATATAATGTCTGAATTTGCAAATACAGAAGTATTTTTAGAAGGTGGCAATAAAAAAAGCAGAGATTTCTTCTACGAATGGTTTAAAAAAATTAATTTATGGAATTTAAAAGACCAATATTTTAGAGAATACTATCGCAGTGGAAATATCTTTATTTATAGAATAGATGGCAAGTTCCAAACAGGCGATTTCGCTAAATTACTTAATAGTATATCACCAATTAATAGCTCAATCAATAAGATCCCATTAAGGTATATTATATTAAATCCATTTGATATTATCGCCAAAAGAAGCTCTACATTTGCTGTGGGAGCTTATGAAAAAATTCTTTCTGAATACGAGATGTCTCGTTTACAGAATCCATCTACAGAAGAGGATAAGGCGATTTTCGATAGCTTGCCAAAAGATGTAAAAGAAAATATTAAAAAAGGTGCTTATTTTACAGATGGATTAAAAATAGAGTTAGATCCTAAAAAATTAGCATATTCATTTTATAAAAAACAAGACTATGAGCCATTTGCAATCCCATTTGGTTATCCAGTTCTTGAAGATATCAACGCAAAGCTTGAGCTTAAAAAAATGGATCAAGCTATTACAAGAACTGTTGAAAACGTAATATTGCTTATTACGATGGGCGCTGATCCAGACAAGGGTGGCATTAACCCTCAAAACTTAAATGCCATGCAGAGTTTGTTTAAAAACGAAAGCGTTGGTAGGGTACTTGTTTCAGATTATACAACAAAAGCAGATTTCATTATACCAGACCTTAATAAGGTTCTAGGTCCAGAAAAATATAAAGTTCTTAATGAAGACATTAAACAAGGTCTTCAGAATATAGTTGTTGGAGAAGAAAAATATAGTGCAACAGAAGTTAAAGCTCAAATTTTTGTAGATAGATTAAAAGAAGCCAGACAAGCATTTTTAAATGATTTCTTGCAAAGAGAAATCAAAAGAGTTGCTAATGATTTAGGTTTTAGATCATATCCAACTGCAGTATTTAAGGATATTGACATGAGAGATGAGACTCAACTCATGAGAATTTCTACAAGATTAATGGAATTAGGGATATTAACACCGCAACAAGGCATGGAAATGTTCCATAACGGTAAATTTCCTAAACCAGAAGAAATTGCACCAGCGCAATCAACATTTATTAAAGAAAGAGAAGATGGTTATTACAACCCAATTGTTGGTGGAATTCCTATGATATCCCCACCAGAAAGCTCCGTCATAGAAAAGAATACTACAAATAAAAGCCCTGGAAGACCAGAAGGAACTACAAACATTCCTTTGGTAAAGGCTCAATTCTCAAGAAAAAATATACAAGAAGTTGTTGGAGAGATAGAATCAGCAAGGAGTTTTGCTAAACAAGAAATAAAGAAAAATTTAAATGTAAAGAAGTTCAATAAAGAACAAGAAAACATATTAGATAAACTATGCGAAGCCGTAATCTGTTCTACTTCAATAGATCAATGGAAAGAGGAATTATCTTCATGTATAAAAAACTTTGATAAAATAGAATCATTAGGTGTAAATAGCAATATATTGGAAATAGCTAGTATACACCAATTAGATACATATCCAGCTGCAATTTTATACCACAGTACTCAAAATGAAAATTAATCCAGAAGATATTAAAGTGCCACTTGAAAAAATAGTGGAAACAAAAAACGGAGAAACCCAAGTATCTCTCGCTAAAATGGCAGATAAAAAAGCCATGATGTATAAATCATTTATGAGTACATGCGCATCGGATGATAAGGCTCTTGTCGATACAACAGATATGGATGATCAATCAACAATGAAGGCTTGTTCTGTTCAGTTTGATAAAATGCAAGCAGTACTTATGGAAGAAAGTAATTCTGGAGAATTAACTCCAGCACAAAAGAAGCTTCCGCCAGCACTTCAAAAAGCTATTCTCAAAAAAATGGACAAACCTTCAGATCCAGAATCTCATGAAAACGAAGAGACTGAAGAAGAAGAGAAGATGGAAGAAGGCGAAGATACAGAGGATGAATCAGATGCCTCTGGACAATCATCAAAAATGCTTTCTAAAGATAATGAGTCTAAAGAAAAATTTGATGGGGAAACTTTAAAAATTAATAAATAATTTTATTAATGGATTATAAATATACTACAATATTTGAAGCCCCAATTCAGGCTTGTAAAATAAGTGATGATTCTTTTATTTCTAAAGCGTCTTTAGATAATTTACATTCACTTGTCCCTCAAAATATAGATTTCGAACAAAATGTTGATTTAATTGGAGTAGCTTTTAATGCTGCTGTCGTTAATAAATTCAATAAAAATGGCGATGGAATGGATACTGATACCGCTATCGCTTTTACAAAAAACTTCTTACATAAGCCAACAAATATAGAACATAATAAAGAAAAAATTGTTGGACACATAGCAACAGCTGGATTTAGTGAGTATGGATCAAATAAAATACTAACCCCAGAAGAGGTAGCAGGAAAAGACGAGATGTTTAATATTGCTTTAGGAGCAGTTGTTTATCGTTCTGCTAATAAAGCGTTTGCAGATTTATTAGAAAGATCAACAGATCCAAATGACCCATATTATCAAAAAATATCAACAAGCTGGGAAGTTGGATTTACGGATTATGTTTTAGCTATTGGTAGTTCTGATTTAAAAGACGCTGAAATAATAACAGATCAAAAGAAAATTGAAGAACTAAAAGGCTCTTTAAGGATTTACGGAGGAAGCGGGAAAACAAAAGATGGTAAAGATATATATCGTTTAATAACTGGTAAAATTTATCCTCTTGGAATTGGTTTTACAACTAATCCAGCAGCTGATGTAAAGGGTGTATTTAAAGCTCAAGAAGATTTACCATTAGTAAAAATTAATGATAAAAGAGATAAAAATACTAATAAAATTTCACAAAGTGAAAATATTAATGTAAAAAATAAAAACAAATTCATTATGGATATCGAAAAAATGATCTCGGAATTAAAAGATCTTCTTATTGAAAAGAAGTTTTCTGAAGAGACTGTCGCTTCAATGACTAATACTTTTGCTGATGCAATCAGAGAAAAAGATGAACAATATCGTCAAGATATTGAATCAGTTAAGTCAGAAAAAGAGGCTATCGCTAAAGAACACTCTGAACTTAAGGAGTCTGTAGAGGCACTTCACAACCAACTTACTGAAGCGCAAGAAAAAATTAACTCTTTTGAAGCTACTCAAAAAGCTGAACAAGCTATCGCTAGATTCAATGAGAGAATGGATTTAATCGATCAAGAGTATTCTCTTGAAGATGAAGATCGTGGGTTTCTTGCCAAAGAACTTAAAAACCTTGGTTTGGAAGAAGAATCCTTCGCTTCGTTTAAAGAAAAACTCTCCGTTCTTTGGAGAGATAAAAATAAAGAAGTTAAGGCTGCTTTTGAAGCTCAAATTCAAGCTCGTATTGATGCTGAAGTTGAAAAGCGCCTTACAAAAGTTTCGGTTGCATCATCAACTGATCCAGAAGAATCTGATAAAGAAGCTTCTACAGAAGAGATTCTCGACAATGTAGAAACTTCAGAAGCAGGAATTGCTAATTCAAATGAAACAACTTCAAGAGAATCAGTTTCTCTTCGTGATAAATTTGCTGCGGCTTTCAATCGTGAAAATATAACAATATCTTAATAACAATAAACTAAACTAAAATTATGGCACTTCGTATTTTACCATTCAGACAATATGACGAAAATGATGTAATTAACATGTTTGCTCTTGGCAACGCATATGTTAATGAATCAACAACGGGAAGTTCACATGGTGACGCTGGCGTTTTTGTTGCTGTTGACTCAGCAGACTTCAACGCAGATCCAGTCACCTATGGAACCGATTCTTACCTTGGCAAAACAGATTACCCATTCGTTGGAGCTAATCAGTACCCAAGCGTTTCATTAAAAGTTAAACCAGCTGTTAGCGGCACTGCTCTTCTTGGGCTTACTCTCCGCCAAACAGCCAAAACCGACGAAAACGGCGAAAAGCTTCTCTACTACCCACAAAAAAGAGAAGAGCTTCAGTGCGTTCTTCCAGGACAAGCCGTCCCAGTTGCAACACGTGGAGTGTTTACTATTTCATCAGCAGCTTATACAGGCGCTCTTACTGTCGGTGGTGGCATCAAGCTCACCGCA